CACTGGCACGTAATGGATAAGGCAGTAGAGGCAGCGGCAGAGGTTGTCAAAGTTGCGGCATCCATGAGCATAGCGACACAGTTCGGCAGAAGCCCTAATCAGAGTGGAATCGGAAACTCATCGAGGACAGGCACTAGGTCAAAGTGGTCACAGAAGGTAAGGAACGCAAGACTAGGTTCGCAGCAAGGCGACAGCCTTAGCAACAAGATCAAGATAAAGTTATTGTCATACAAGCCAAACAAGCCAGCTGTATCCATAATCGGTGCAGACTACTACGGAAACAATTACACACACACACATGAGCCAGTGGGCGACAAAAAGCCCGGAAACATTAATCTCTGGGGTACTGGCAAGAAATACCAGTTACCCAAAAGGGAGTGGCTCAAACCGGCTGCAACTGCTACCTCAAGGGCACAGATGATAGCCATGAAGAATGTTATTAGAAGACAGATGAGGACACTATGAGCGTAGCAGCAGCGGTAAGAAGCATAATTGCAGCGGACGCTAGTGTTATAGCACTGGCCGGAAACAGGGTATGTGTTGACTTCATTCCTGAAGACTCAACAATGCCAGCCGCATTGCTATACATTGCCAGCGAGAAGGCAGAGGATTGCCTTAGCGGTTTTGTTGGCTTTGAGACGGCGAATGTAAGGCTTGAGTGCTACGGCGAAACAAGAAAGCAGGCAGACGACCTGCACGCGGCAGCACGTGCATCGCTAAATGGAAAGCGTGGCACGTACAACGGAACAAGGATTAAGAGCATTAGCCAAGCGACCGGCAGGATGTACCTTGTGGACAAGCCAAATGATGGGACAGACCACTGGCTGTTCCGAACAGTTCAAGCGTTTGAAGTTAGTTACAACTCCTTTTAAGGTAAAGAAGAAAAATGAGTGGAAATTTTATTGGCATGACCGGACAGGGTGCAACGGCAGTTTTGACAAACGGTCAAATCGTTGGTTGCGTTCGTAGCATCTCTCTCCCAGAACTGACCCAAGACAAGATCGACGCATCTTGCTTGGACACGACTGGATTCATGCGATACATCCCCGGCGACCTGACCGATCCGGGCGAGTGTCAAATGGAAATCGTATTCGACCCAAGTTTCGACTGGTCGGAGAACTCCGCCAATGCTCAAGACGTTGACGGCGTCATCGGAAACATTGACACGCTTACTGTCACGTTTCCTAAGAGCGATCCAGATGACGGTGCTCTCACCCCGGCTTCCCTCAGCGGAACTGGATTCATCTCCAGCTATGGCCTTCCAGAAATGAGCAACAACAACCTTCTGGTTGCTAATGTTACTTTCTGCTTCGACGGCGACACTGGCCCAGCATTCACACCAGAAGCATAAGGAAAAGCAACATGAAGATCGAACTTCTCCCACACACTGGTAGGAACCTTGCAACCGGAGAGGAAATGACTTTCTCTCAATACCGCATCATCGTTAACGGTGAGCTTGTTGGTTACAAGAGCTGGAAATTCGGTACTAAATGCTGCTTTATCGGACGTCTATCACCACTGGACAAGGGTCTCATTGAGGAAGAGGTTTCTCAGAGACTAGGAGACAATGCCGGAGGCGTAATGCCTCCAGAGTACGACCCAAATGAAGACCAATCCGAAGAGGACTACCACGATGACTTCGCTAACTAAGGAAGCTCTACTTAACGCCTGCAAACTTGATGTCACTAGTCACGACGTCGAGGGGTGGGGTAGAGTTTACGTAAAGACTATGACCGAGCTACAGCGGTCAACCAGAATTGCTGACATGTTTAACGACAAGGGCAATCTGAAGCCAGAGGCACGTGTACGTCAGCGTGTTAACGTGATCATTGATCACCTCTGCGACGAAAATGGCAAGTCCCTCTTCAATGAGGGTGACGCCAAGGACTTGCTTGCACTTGACGCCGCAAAGCTCGACTCTCTTGTTGAGGCAATCAACAAGGCCATCGAGAGCGGCGAAGAGGGAAAAGAGCAGGCAGAGTAGACAGATTGGTGAAACACTTCCACCGTAACATAAGGTTGCGGTGGGTGTTTCGCATCTGTTCAGAACTGGGCATTGATGACCCAGTGCACTGGATGAACTCCGTAAGTCCCCTTCTAGTCGATCAGTGGATCGCATACCACACACAGAAACACGAGCAGGATGAAGCTGAAAAGCTCAGTCCCGAAGAAGCATTAAAGGCATTAAGTAATGGCAGGTAATACAACGAGAATTGGTGCAGTCAGAATGGACATCGTTGCCGACAACGGCGACTTTGTCCGCAAGATGAAGGCATCCACACGTATGACACGTGACCTGTACCGTGCGATGAACGCAACCAGAACTCCTATGGAGCGGTACACCAAGAAGTTCATGGACGCCAATGCCGCACTGAAGCGTGGCCAGATTGACCAGAAGGCATACAGGTACGAACTGAGCAGGCTGCAGCGTCAACTGTACTCTGACCAGATCGCCTTCGACAAAGAGACGAACGCTGTCAACAGAAACACTGCAGCTAAGGTCAGGAACGCCAAGGTCTCCAAGGGACTCGCAGGCAAAAATCTAGCCAACATGCTTGGATCAAGTATATCTGGTCTCGGCCTAGGCGGAGCGGCGGCTGGTGCTGGCCGAGGCCTTGGCCTTGCCGCAATTGGCCCGTCAGGGACGGCGATCGCAGCAGCAACCGTAGAGATTGGCTTGCTAATGAAGCAGGCCAAGGAATACTCGAAACTTGAGTCTGACATTGTTGAGCTCCAAGTATTCATGGGCAAGAAGAAGGGCAAGGAGTACGCCGACCAGTTCAGGAACATTGCCAGAGAGTCCTCTCTCACCACGTCTCAGCTTGTCAAGAACGCTGCTGTCATTAAGTCTTATGGCGTAGAGCTTGAGAACATCGTTGACTTCACTAAGCGTCTTGGTGAGGCATCTGGTGGGGACACAATGCAGTTCAACTCGCTGACACGTGCTTTCGCACAGATCAACGCACTCGGCAAGCTGATGGGACAAGAGAAGAATCAGCTTGTCAACGCTGGGTTCTCGCTTCAGCTTATTGCGGACGAGGCAGGCGTTCCAATGGCTGAGTTCGCGAAAGCAATGGAAGACGGCCTGATTACCGCACAGCACGTCAATGATGCACTCATCAGTGCAACGAGCGAAGGTGGGCTTTACTTTGGTCGCCTTCAGGCAAAAGCCGAGACCCTTGCTGGCAAGTGGGACATCTTGTTGAACAATACCAATGAGATGTTTGCGGTCATGGGCGAGGGCAAGAACTCTTGGTTCAAGACTACACTTGACGGGCTGACCCAAGGGATTTCAGATCTGACAACTACAATCTCCCTGAACAACCAGCTAATAGCTGACGAGGAGAAGATTGCACAGATCGAGCGAATGCTTGGCCAAGGACCCAGTGCTCAAAAAGAGTTCATGAGAAGGCTTACCCCAGATCAGGCCCTAGGAGGCGATGCGGGATATGACACCTACATGGATGAGGCCGGAAGAGTTAATGTTGGCTACGAGATCGCCCAGATGTGGGGAAGGTGGACCAGCGGCCACCAAGGATTCTTTGAGGCTATTAGCACATCCGCAGAAGAGTTTGAGCTACAGCAGAAGCAGCGTATCCAGCAGGCCAAGTACAAGCTGGACGCACTGAGGCAGCGTCTAAAGAAACAAGGTCTTGATGACCCCACTGAGCTTGAAGACGCCCCGGCAGACCCAAAGCTATTCACTCCAACACGTGACATCACAGCTGAGGACGTTGTCGGAAGTGCTGCTGCAAAGTCAAATACTCTGAAAGGCGGGTTCCAGCAGGGTACTGTAGAAGAGTACAAGTTCCTTCGGGACAAGGTGATGGGCAGCAGGGACTACGCCAAGGACTCATACGATGAGCTAAAGAGAATTGCTGACAATACGTCCGTTGACTTAAATGGGCAATCGTGGAGGGCGAATGCCCGAGAATCCATAAACGAGAGGAACGCACAGAACAAGGTCTACGCAGAGCAGTTCTGGTCTGGCGTGGGGTACGTGAAGAGGGGATTCCAGACCCTTGCAGAACAGAGGCTCAATCGACAACTGAACGAGATTGGCGAGCCTTCGGGCAGAGACTTTGACGCAGAGCGTAAAAAGAGGTCGGATGAGATATACGAAAAGTACGCGGGCGAAGACGGCCTACTTTCTTCAAGATTCATTCCGGGGGACAACTACGAGCGTGCATTCAATTTCGAGAACTCCGAGTGGGGAAGATGGACTACCGAGGTCAGGGAAATGACAAAGGAGCTAAGGGCCCAGTACAAGCGTGAGAAGAACAACGAGGAACGCAGGCAGGAGATCAGAGAGATCAAGAACAACGTCAAAGAGACTCAGGGTGTTAAGGGCGTACTTAACAAAATCTACAAACACATGAAAGAAACCAAATCTAGCTTCGAGGGCGTATAATGGCTTTTACACTTAATGACTTAGACTATTACGTCTGCGAGACAACCGACAGTTCATCGTCGGCAACAAGAGAGGGCGATGACAGGGTGACTCAGAAGGCCAGCACCAGCTACAGGGTGACTGTGAACGGCCTTTCGGACACGTATACCGGCTCTGAGGAGCTAACGGCGTCTTCAGTTCCAACGGAACTGGTGATCTCAGCGGATGAACTTCCGAAAGTAAACGCATCCACTTACTTTTATGGGGGAATATCGAACCCGTATCTTGTGTGCGAGAGCAAGTCTGTGGAGCGTGAGCAAGGAAATAGGCTTTCATTTATTGTGACAGTCACATGGACAACTCAGACCGTGCAGGGCGAAGAGAAGAGCCAGCAACAACCGCCAGAACAACTGTCTGACATCGAGCCTACCGTTGCTGTCAAGATCACCGGAAGGGAGATCCCTATCTGGAAAGATAAGGATGGTAGCCAGTGCTGGAGAATGCCGGGCACGGGGACGCCGTTCGTCGAGCCTATTGTTGAGACTGTGCCAATCTTTACGTTCACCATCACTCAGTTTGAGCCGTCGATCACTTATTTACAGATGCTAGAGAGGTCATATAAGGTCAACTCTGATGACTACAGGGGCTATGGGCCTCACCATTGGATGACCGGGCCAGTGTCTGCGACCAACGCCAGAGTTAGGCTTGCTAGTGGATATGTGGACGTTGCAAAAGTAGTCTACACGCTTGAACTGGCAGACAACAAGGCAATCTGTGCAGTAACCGGAGAGCCTTCTGGCTTCACTCAGGGCGATACGATAAGCTACGGCCACTACCAAACCGTCCCCCTAGTTGACGACCACGCACTGCTGAAGGTTCCGGGCTCCTCGGATGTAAGACTCGGACCTATACACAGGTACGATGGTGCCGGCGACCCAATAACCGATGACATCACCACAGGTTACATATACAACAAGAGCAATGGCGTTGTCGAGCCGGGGATGCTCAGGACTCCAAATGTTGCCTATCTCAATGGACCAGCTGAAGGCCCTCCAAAGGAAGGGCTGGACCAACCGTCCTACATGTTCTTTCGGTCACAAAAAGAAATATCTTTCAGCTTCCTTCAGGCATAAACCACACTCAAGGTAAAAAGATGGTATACGGATTTAACGAGAAGAAGACGGCACAGAGGCTCAAGAGCTTTGCCAACAAGCTAAACGATCACCGCGTAAAAGAAGTTAAGCGTCCCGTTGGCACGGAGATGATAACAGTCAAGATTACGGAGGAGGACGGAATCGAGAAGGCAACCGAGGCGGACCAGAACGCTGGCACTCCAGCGTCTTGGGAGAAGGGCACAGCAGTTGAGATCCTCGTCAGGCCGGATGGCGAGCACATTGAGACTAGCACTAATGTGGAGGTGTTCAACTCTAGCGATGAAAAGCTAGAAGAGGATGACATTGTGCAGGTTGTTAGGCAAGAGCACAAGTGGGTCTTCTTCCAGTCGCCAGCGGCGAAGATAAAACGATTCAGATTCAAGCTGCTTGGACCTATCCAAGTGGATACTCCC